TCTAACGGAACACCAATAACTAACGAGGAAAAGTAAAGATGAAAACCAGAACTAAAAAATATGTAATGACAGTGAACAAAGATAACTTTGCAGAACAATTTAGACTCGATGTAATAAGAGAAACAATTAAGTTTGTTAATAAGCATATAGATAGAAAGTTATATGTTAAGTGTCACGGAAGATTTGGTAAGAACAATCCTAACTTAGCTAAGTATACTAATCAACACGGCAATATTAACTGGAGAGATTGTAAATTAGAAGATGCTCAAAGAGTAGACGTATACATTCACGAAAGATAACCTTGAATAAAGAAGTGTTAAGATTTGTTAAGAGCCATTGACAATTTCTTAATGCTTCTTTAAACTCTATAGAGCTAAGAAGGAAAACAATATGAATGAGAAGAAAGTAAAAGCATTACGAAAGAAAATCAAACCGCTTCAAGTAGAATGGTTAAAGACATTGTTGAACGAAGAAGAAGCAGCACAGGTCTCTATAGATAACATAGATGAGTTAGCTCCTACACAGGATTACTATATGGCTAATCGAACTATGTACCTTTCCTTTATGACACCTAAATGGATAATGAAATATCTTAAACAGTATCCTAATATTAATTCCTTTGCAGAATTAAGTATGCACTATGAAGATTGGAGAACTAAAAACAGAGGCTCTTTAAACTGGATACAATAAACAAAGGAGAACAAGTATGTTTAAAACTATATCAATAGCACTCGTTAGTGCTTTGTTAATAAATATTGTAGGATTAAATTTATATAATCTACATATTGAACAACGCTTTGAAGGCCAAGTTGTTACTACTAATTATCTTAACGATAAGATTATTAAAATTAAAAGCAATATCCTGGAACTTAGAGCTGACTCGATAGGCTCTATCTCCCGTGCTGACCTTGTGGATACTCAAAACTTTATAGAGTATAAGGTATCTATGAATAAGAAAAGTGTGAATGGTTTTATAGATAGTCTTAACAAAGATATGGAACGTCTTAATGTTATCTCTCATTTGAGTCAAGACAACGATGAATACTTTCAAGAAAAGATTGAATATCTATTGCAAGAAATACAGTTGCTTCAAGATCAAACAATAGTACCAGAAGAAATAATAGATGTACCTGTGGTTGAACGTGAAGCAGTACCCGTTGTTGCTGCACCTATACCAGAAGAAACAAATACACATATCGAATCTTATCGTGTTGAAGAATGTTCTTATGCATTAGAAAGCGGTAGACAAAATAGTACTAAAGCAATACAGCGTACAGTAGATAGCCTTAGAAAAAAAGGAGCATACAATATCTCTGTATTGTTTAATATAAATACACAAGGGCAAGCAGAAGATCTTACAGTTAAGTCTAACACTGCACCCGCTAAGTTAGAAAGAGCTGTACAAAGATACGTTTCTAAGTTAAACTTTGTACCTAATGAAACGCTTTTATCTAAATGTGAAATGAGTTTTAATTTAAATGTAACATAAACGAGGAAATAAAGATGGCTGAAGAAAATACATTTAACGCACAAAGTGGAGTCGGTGAAGTTACAGGTATTGCTTACTATGCAAATGTAGTTACACCTAACACTAAGTTCGATCCCCACAAGTGGGAGATCAGTGTAGTATTAGACGATGATACGTTAATTGATTTTGAAAATAGAGGACACCCTATAAAAGAAAAAGACTTTGGTAAGTTTATTCATTTTAAAAGAAATGTAGATAGGAAAGGTGGCGGTCAGAATACTCGGCCTATTCTTATTGATGAGGAACGTAAGCGTGTAGATACATTACCTACAATTGGTAACACTTCGAAAGTAAGGGTACAGTATAGCGAGTACTCTTGGAGCTATCAAGGCAAGGCAGGTAAAGGCAGAGACTTACGCGCTGTTCATTTAATAACACACGTTCCGTATAAAGAACCTGATGGTGCGGGTATGTACGATGAGGAGGCTTTTTAATGGTAAAAAAAAATCCTGCATCTATTACTATTGATGGTGTTCAAATAAATGCTGATGAACTTTCAGACAAAGCTAAAGCTATTGTACATAGACTTCACGGTTTGAATGAGGAAAGAAATGAATTGGTTAGGACAGCACAAGAAAAAGAAATAATAATTACTGCTTATCGTAATCAACTTGTTTTAGATTATCAGAAAGATCAAGTAGCTGAAGAGAAAGAGGAAGAAAATAAATCAGTTAAAAAATCTAACAACTAACGTAACCTTTAACCCTTTACCTGTAGAGTTGCTCCTTGAACAGGTAAGGGGTTTTTTTATAATTAACTTGGGGAAGTAAATTGAATACAGAAGCAAATACATTTGTTAAACATATACCTTGTGAGGCTTGCGGTAGTAAAGATAACAATAGTTTATATACTGACGGGCATACTTATTGTTTTGGTTGTGAAACTAGGACAGGTGTAGGTAATGAAAACTACACACCTATAAGCACGTTAGCTACTAACACCAATAGTTTTTTACATTCTTATAAAGGATCTTACAATGCTCTTGATGATAGGAAGATTAGTCTTAGTACTGCTAAAGTATTTGGCGTTCTATCTGTCACCAATAAGCACGTTTATCCTTATTATAATAATAATGAAGTTGTCGCAACGAAGACAAGAGAAATAGATACTAAGAAATTTTATTCTGCTGGTAGCTTTGAAGGCACAGGATTATTTGGTGAGCAGTTGTATCGAAACACAGGCGGTAAGTATCTCACAATAACAGAAGGCGAGTGTGATGCAATGGCTGTCTATGAAATCTTCGGAGGCAAGTGGGCTGTTGTTTCTCTCAAACGTGGCTGTGCTTCAGCAGTAAAAGATATTAGAGAAAGCTTAGAGTTTGTAGAAGCATACGATAATGTAGTACTTGCGTTTGATAATGATGAAGCAGGACAGAAAGCTGCAAGAAAAGTAGCAAGGATATTAAAGCCTAACAAGACTAAGATTATGTCTTTCCCTACAGGTTTTAAAGATGCTAATGATATGCTTAAGCAAGGAAAGTTTGAAGAGTTTACTAAAGCTTGGTGGAATTCTAAAACTTATACACCGTCAGGTATCCTGGAATTATCCAGTAAGAAAAGTGATTGGTTACAAAGAGAAGAAAAAGAAAGTGTACCGTATCCGTGGGAAGGCCTTAACAATAAGCTATACGGTATGCGTAAAGGGGAGTTGATTACTCTTACTGGAGGTACAGGATTAGGTAAGTCAAGTGTCACTAGAGAGTTAGAACACTGGCTCATCAAAAATACAACAGACAACGTAGGCATTTTAGCTCTTGAAGAAAACTGGTTGCGTACAGCAGATGGTATTGTTTCTATAGAAGCTGACGATAGACTTTACTTAGCAGAAAAAAGAGCGCAGTATTCTGATCAAGAATTAGAAAGATTATTTGATAATGTTATTGAAGAGGGTAGAGTATTTATCCACGCACATTTAGGTGCTACTAATATTGATGAGATCTTTTCTAAACTTAGGTACATTATTATAGGTTGTGAATGTGAATGGATAGTAGTCGATCACTTACATATGCTTATTAATGTAATGACAGAGGGAGATGAGAGACGAGGCATAGATAACTTAATGACTCGCCTTCGCTCTTTAGTAGAAGAGACAGGTGTAGGTATGATACTTGTATCACATCTAAGAAGGGCAGCAGGAGAGAAGGGACACGAACAAGGTATTGAAGTATCTCTTTCTCATCTTAAAGGATCACAAGGTATCTCACAGTTATCTGATTGTGTAATAGCCTTAGAAAGAAATCAACAGGCTGATGATCCAGAAGAAGCTAACACAACTAGAATAAGAGTTTTAAAATCTAGGTACACAGGAGATACAGGATTAGCCTGCAGTTTAAAATATAATTCAAACACAGGAAGACTTTATGAAACAGAACTTGATCTCTCTCCCCAACAAAATAGCTCATCACCGTTTTAAAAAAGTAGTCTTTGATGTAGAAACAGATGGGTTAGAAGGCAATACAATACACTGTATAGTAACCAAAGTTATTGGGGGAGAGACTCGTTTGTTTCCCCCTGATAAGTTACAGGAAGGAGTAAATCTTTTAGCCAGTGCCGATGTATTGATAGGTCATAACATCATAGGCTTTGATATCCCTGTAATTAAAAAACATTTCGATGTTACCTTGACTAACCATATCGAAGATACTTTAGTATTATCCCGATTGGTTAACCCTGTACTTCCAGGAGGACATAGCCTAAGTAACTGGGGCTACTTTCTTTATCCTAATAATGTAGAAAAAAGAAAAGCAATACAGCCAGATAGTTGGAGTGAGTATACAAAAGAGATGGGTGCTTACTGTATTCAGGATGTAGAATTAAATACAGATATATATTATAAGTTGTTAAAAGATGCAATCGTGTTTAGTCAAGAGTCTATTGATCTAGAACATTCAATAGCTAAGATAATTAAAGATCAAGAGATTACAGGCTTTATGCTTGATGAAAAGAAAGCAACTATTCTTTCTGCTAAACTAAAATCTAAGATGGCAGTACTCGAAA